GCAACATTCTCATCAGAGTCAGAAATGGATGAAAACATTGCCGGATTACTTGGAGGAAAATTAGGCAACTTGGCAAAAGAAATTGCAGAAGAAACAGCGGGAGACCTTAATCTAGATATGGAAAACGTCACTGATATGAATGATGTTTTTCAAAAATTATTCAAAAATCCAGGTAAATTAATGGGATTGGTGAAAAATGTTAGCGACAGATTAGATGTGAAATTAAAAGACGGTGATATTAATGAAAAAGAATTGATGAGTGAAGTCGGAGATTTAATGAGCAAAATGAAACATATGCCTGGAATGGATAACCTTCATTCAATGTTGGGGAAAATGGGAATGCCAGGACAAGACTCTATTAAACAAAGGATGGGACCACCAAGACCAACTGCACCGACAAGACCACCGACACCTATGCCCTCCTCAACAAAAAAACCGAAAACAACAGAACAAACAACACAACAAACAACACACCAAACAACACAACAAAAACATATGGATGCTTTAACTGATGCAGAATTAGAAAATATATTTAATGAGGTAGACAAACCAGTAAAAATAGCACGAGAGAAAAAACATAAAAAATAAATTGTCAAATATTATATATATGACAGTTCCATTTTGGGTAAATGAACCATCAGTATTATTTAATAAAACATATGTATTTGAATTATTTCCAACATCTAAGATGTCGTATAACAGACAAATGAATTCCATCTCAAGATTGATTATATTATTAACAATTGTTGGTTATTTAATAACATTGTCGCTGAAATTGATTTTTATAAGTATAGCAACATTGTTTATTATTTTTCTAGTGCATCAACAAAAAGGAAAAAAAGAAGGATTCTCTCAACCACAAGTGTATAAATCAACTTGTATAGGAAATACTTGTGGAGAAAATGATTCAATTGTAAATCCTGAAACATTACAATCTTTTGCAAGAAATGAATTTAAAGAGGGCAATAAAAAAAACCCATTTTCAAATGTATTGTTAACTGAAATACTAGATGATCCAAACCGTAATGCAGCTCCGCCATCTTTTAATCCATCTATTGAAGAAGATATTACTACAAATGTGAAACGGTCAGTTCAAATGATGAATCCAGGCATTGATAATACAAATAAACAATTGTTTAGTGATTTAACAGATAAATTCTATTTAGATCAATCAAATCGTGCATTCTTCAGCACCGCAAATACTCGTGTATCCAATGACCAAACCGCTTTTGCAAATTTTTTATATGGAGATTTGAAATACTCTGCTAAAGAAAGTACGCCTGAAGGCGCGATTACTCGAGTCAAGGATAGTTATAGATATACCCTTTATTAGTGATTCAAACAATGTAAGAGAAGACACAATTTATGAAATAAAAAATTGATTTATATAAGTTTATAATTTAAACTTATATAAAATGAAACAATCAAAGGGATTAAAACGCAATACAATTGATAAATATTATACAAAGGATGTTGTTGTCGATTTGTGTTTAAATCTCATTAAAAAATACATACAAATAAACACAGATGACTTAATTATAGAACCAAGTGCTGGCAATGGCTCTTTTATTGCAGGAATTAAATCATTCACAAATAATTTTCACTTTTATGATTTAGAACCTGAAAATAACGAAATCATGAAACAGGATTATTTGCTATACGACCATGATAATATTAAGGGTATGTTTGAGAAAATACATGTAATAGGCAATCCTCCATTTGGTAGACAATCTTCACTAGCAATTAAATTTATAAAAAAATCGTGTGAATTTTGCAATAGTATTTCATTTGTATTACCTAAAAGTTTCAAAAAAGATAGTTTAAAAAAAACATTTCCATTAAATTTTCATCTTATATTTGAAATTGATTTACCTGAAAAATCGTTTTTAGTAGATGGACAAGAACATAATGTAGAAACTATATTTCAAATTTGGGAAAAGAAAGACGCAAAAAGAATGGCAATTGAAAAATTAAAACCATTTAATTTTATGTTTGTTGATAAAACAGAAAATCCTGATATTTCATTTCGCCGAGTTGGTGTTAATGCCGGGATAATAGATATCAAAATTGACGAAAAAAGTATTCAATCACATTATTTTATAAAATTTACAAATGGTAAATCTATTAATGATAATATAACACAATTGTCTACAATAACATATGAGTTTAACAATACAGTTGGACCTAAATCTATATCAAAACAAGAATTAATAGTTAAATTTAATCCATTATTAGAATGTTAATTGAAATATGAAGTAATAATATTTTGTAGATTCTTTAGATAACATAATGTATTATTTGTAAAACCCATCTCAAATAACTTATATGCTTTATTTTTTTTACTTTTAAAATGTATTTCATTGCAAACTACACATAATAATTTACTGTTTTCATTATTATGTTTATTATTCTCTAAATATTTAGAACCTCTGTTAAGTTGCTGTCCTCCTCCCCATAAATCCAGCTGATTCATTCCAATTATAATTTTATTCGTTGTTTTTTCTAGAACATACCAATCAGGTATTTCAGTAGTGAAATACCCATCGCACTTTTTTTCAAAACAAATTTCAAATCTCTCTACATTTAACTCCAAATTTATAATAAATTTTTTTACTATATTATTAAACCTATTTCCTCTTATAACTCCTTTTGTTCCTGCTGGGATTAGTTGTAATAAATATTCTTGTATTATTTGTTGTTTTGTTTCTTCATCCATATATTTTTCTAATACGCATCCAAGTTTGTTTATTTCATTTTTAACAGAATTACATTTTTTATATTCATACATTAATTTTACATCAGTTAATTCTTCCAAAGTTTCATAACAAATTTCGTGTTTTATTCTTGAATTAATTTCTTCCATAGATAATTCAGATTTAGATTGTTCTGTCATATTATAATATTATAAATTTCAAGTTGTTTAAGCATTTCAATTTTTATAAATTAATTGATATACCTTGTTCATAAAGTAATGAATATAAATTAATATAAATCCATAAGTTTTCTCTCTTTACTCTCAAATATTTAGTAGAAACAATGAAATAATTAGTAGAAAATAATGTATAATATATATAAATGGCGAATGTTTATGGATATACTTTTGATAATATGTCAAGAATAGGAATTGATTCATGTTGCCAATCTCAAGATGATTTGCAAAATGTCGGATATAGTAATTATATGCTTCAAAATTATTTCGCTTCAGATTGTTCAATGAAAAAACCGCGTGAATTGGCGACTTCACAACCTGGAATAATGTATAATGGAGGTTATCAAGTCGGTGCTGGAGGTTGCAATATTAATGATAGTTCTAATTTACAAATAGGAACAATTCAAACACATCCAAAATCAAAAATTGATTTATTTCACCGTCCATTTGCAACAGTTCCTTATTTAGGGCGTGGTTATGTGAATCCTGTCATTGAATCGCAAGTTCAACAAGGCGAACAAATGATTAATAAGAAAAGTGTGAATAATTTGAGTGAAAAAAGTTATATTTCATATCATTCTACACCTCTTCTCTCTAGTGTAAAAGAGAGAATGTCTAATCCAGCATATTCTGTGGAAGGTGTTGCTTCACAGGGATGGATCCGTGGAGGCGTTCCATCAAGAGAATTAACACGTGATGACTCTTTTATGAAATAAGTATTCATCTTAAGAAAGTGGGTTTATTGTGTTATTTTTTTTTCAGACAATGTAATAAATGATTGATTTGTTAGATATTACATTGTTAACTATCTCCGGAACAGATGATACAAATATGTTTTTGGAACATTTACGTTCACTATGTTATAGTAAAAAACACATAAATTTTGGAAAAATAAAAATACTCAGTCCTATTAAACCAATAGAAGTGTTGGATGATATAGAATATGTAAAAATTAAAAATTTGTCTTATGGAGAATATAGTGATTTTATTATTAGAGAATTAAATAGTTATGTTGATACGAAATATGTATTGATTGTTCAAAGTGATGGGTTTGTTACAAACATAGATAAATATGATGACAGTTTTCTTAAATATGATTACATTGGTGCTCCTTGGAAAAACATTGCTCACTATAATGGCATAAGAGTTGGAAATGGTGGATTTTCTTTAAGAAGTAAACGATTTCTTGAAATTTGTCAGAAATATTGTCCGATACACGGTTTTAATGAAGACCATTTGGTATGTATTACTTATCGCAATATTTTTTTAAATAATGGAATAAAATATGCGCCTCTAGAAATTGCTTCTTTGTTTTCTTATGAAAGCAGTGAATGTGATAACAATATAACTTCGTATGATACCTTTGGCATTCACGGAAAAAATGATTGTTATAAAAAAATAGTCGAATCTAATGAATGGAAAAATATATTGAAACTAAAGCGTTGTATGTAACATAATTATAATACATATAATACATATAATACATATTATGGAAAACTATAATACAAAATATGTATGCACTTATAGCGATGCAGATGAAGATGATGAACCATATAGACAAGATTTATTGAATATTTTTGGAATACAAGAATTCAATGAAGAAATTATCAATAATTCATTGACCATTTTATTTCACACATTAAAACATAATGAACGCATGTTGAAATGCATGAAACAATTGGCGTCCAGAATTATCTCAGAAAATGCCGAAATCGGAATGGTGTTTTTATATTCTTTTGGTTATATGGAGAAAACTCATGCGTGTGTCTGTGAATTCTTAGAAACCGGAAATATTTCTGACAAAACAGTTGAATTGTTGGAAAATATAATATAAAGTAGTATTAAATGGCATCTACTCGTAATAAAAATACTTATGGAAATTATTGTTTAGAACAAAAACAATATTCGCAAAATGCACAATACACATTATATGCGAATTCTCAATATGGAGAAGCATATAATACTTGTTTAGCAGGTAATGGCTTGAATCCAGGACAAATGCCTTGGAATACAATGTCCAACAACGCTGCTGATATTGAAACCTTTTTATTTGGTATTAATTCGACAAATTTGATTAATAATTCTCCACCAACATTAGTTCCTCAATTAAGACAATTGAATTCTGCGAATTTATATGAAAAATCAGTTGTATTTGTTCCAGAGCCATTGACTATTGAAAAACATCAGCGTCCTTTGCCTATCCCTTAGGATTTTTAGGAATATTTCAACAAATCATTTATATATGTCTTGTCATAAATTGCAAGTTGCGTGGTTCTATCCCAACAACTATATGTCATTATAACACGGTCTTCTTCCACAAGTAAACCAATACAATATTCAATAGTTTCTCCTTTAAATTTAAAAGGGGCTGAATATCTCTTTAATTTCATATTATTATCAAGGACAACTAAACAATGATAATAATGTCGCGGTTCTTCATACGATACAATATGAACAACAAACCATATCTCATCTTCATATTTCGAGCCACAGGTTGAACCACGCGAAAGAGAGAAAAATGCCGGCATTTCAATTTCTTTTACAAGTCGTATTAAATTATCCTTTTTGTCTAATTTACACAATTGAAGAGGATGCCATTTATAAATAATATGTGTCTCGTTATTATATTCAGTAAATACCCAATTCTTTTCACAATTACTAGTTGTAAATGCTGTATTAATTTCATTAATATCTGTTATTTCCTCCGAATCTAAATCATATTTTCCATAGACAATACCAATCTTATTATTTTGATGGTATCCTGTTCCAATGTAATTAATTTCTCTCTTTTCATTATCCAACCCATTATTATCCAACACATTATCCAAAGAATTCTGGAAAATACGCAGATCTTCAATGCCAATATATCTCCTGTCTACATAATCTTGATTAAATTGTTGCTCTTTCACAATTGTAAAATCAGAATCTAATACAACATATTTATTTATTGTTATAATATGTTTTTCACAATCGTGATAGTTGCCATTATTGTCAATTAGGTAATTCACCATACGCACATTCATTACATATTGATTGTCTACTTTAATAATAGAAGAAGAAGAAGAATACATTTTCATTACGTGTGTACCAATCAATAAGTGTTTTATACTCGTTAAATCAATCATTCTTAACGGCTCCAATATTTGTTTATAAAATTTCGTGTTTGATAATACATTATTGATAATATTTGTATCTTTACACTCGTTTAACACAATCATCAACTCATTGTTAATATTTGTTATTCCAACATAACACGCACAAATTGTATATTCATAATATATTTTATATGAATATACAGATGCTTGTAAAAACAAATAATCATCAATCTTTAATTTTTTATCAAAGATAGTTTTGCAAATGTTATAAATATCAATAGCCAATTTCTGATTACCTTTAACTCTATAATAATGGAGTATTTCGTGCAATGCTTCCAATCTTTCAGGCAAATAATTATATGCTTCTAACCAATAATAAATAGCATCTGATATTTTTTTCATTTTATTATAACATAATCCTATTCTATAATAACTATACCACACTTCTTGATTCCAACCACCTAATGCGATGCGTTTTTTATACATTTCGATTGCATCTTCATTTTTTCCCAAATCGTGATAACTGTTTGCCAAATAAAAATGATATCTCACATTTGTAGGCTCCTCAGCAATTCCATTAGTTAATAATAAAATATCTCTTTCAAATTTGTCTGATTTACAACCGCCATCTCCATAATCATTAATAAACAATTGAGTTTTATCAATACCTATTGTTCTGTTATTACTTGGAGTATTAATGTATTCGTGTGTAACACCCACATATTTATACAATCCATTGTTTTTTACAATTCTCATATTTTGATAGTAAAACTGGTCTGAACCTTGTAAAATATAGAACGAATCAGACATTGACAACATATTTTTATTGAAATTGCGAATATCTAATATCATATCAGCATCTAGTAACAAGACATAATCTGTCAATCCAATACAATTCAAAAGAGAGAAATTACGATTGTATTCAAAATTCTTGAATGGTTCTTTTATTATTTTCCCTTTAATGTTGTGTTTCTCGAAAAATTCCGTAATGATTTCACACGTATTGTCTGTTGAACCAGTATCGCAAATACAAAAAGCGTCAATGATTGGCAATACAGATGTTAACAATCTATGAATAATTTTACTCTCGTTTTTTACAATCATATTTAAACATAATGTCGGATTCGCCATTTTATTTAATTGTAAAAAACTTTAAATAGTTTCGTCCATTATTATATACATGGCATTTACAAGATTTAATTATGATGAATCTAGAACAAAAAAACAATTACAACAATCAACCGACCCAGGAAGATGGGTAATGAATGTTCCGGGAAATGGTTCCCATCCTTGTTATATCGAAGACCCGCAAATTATTATTCAAAAATGGGGTGCAAATTTAAGAACAAATACAATTAATTTAGAAAGCGAACTTTTAGGAGTATCTAAACCTCTGAATCGAGATTGTTTTAATGTAGACAATTATACCAAATACAATGTTCCAAATGACAAAATCAATTATCCTGATTGTAAAAAGACAATTACTGAACAATCTAGAACAATCATGCCTGCTTGGACTGCAAGAGATTTGGAACAAGTTGATTGGTATTATCCTCCTTTAAATCCACAAGAAAATGTATGCTTACCTTTTCAGAGTAATTTAAATACACGAATTTTAGAAAAAGATTATTTTCAGAGAAAAATCATAAATAAATAATAAAATATAATAATATGGAATTAGCATTACCAATTTTAGCTCTTGGTGGTCTTTATGTTATATCAAATCAAAATTCGACATCATCAAAACAAGAGAATTTTCAGAATTTAAAACAACAAAATCAATATTTACCAAACACACGAGTTCCTCCACAAAATTATCCTGTTTCAAATAAAGCACAATTAGTAGATACAGTTCAAGAATATCCGAATCCGAATGCAGCAACTGATAAATATTTTAATCAAAATTATTATGAGAAAAATGTGTCAGAAGGAAAAGCTGTAGGGAAAAATCCTCCCCAAATATATTCATTAACTGGGGATTATTTAGAAGGAGAACAATTTAAGCATAATAATATGGTGCCCTTTGTCGGAGGAAAAATACAAAGTTATACTTATAAAAATAATATGGCAGAATCTATTTTAGACAATATGAATGGAACAGGCTCGCAACTTATTAAAAAAATAGAACAAGCACCTCTTTTCAAACCACAAGACAATATTCAATGGGCATATGGAACACCAAATAATAGCGATTTTTATCAATCAAGAGTAAATCCAGGAATGATTTCAAACAATGTTAAGCCATTTGAATCTGTTAATGTAGGACCAGGATTAAATCACGGTTTTACAAGCAGTGGAAACAATGGATTCAATTCTGGGATGGAAGCACGCGATTCTTGGTTGCCGAAAACAGTGGATGAAATGCGTGTTGATACAAATCCAAAATTGGAATTTATGCTTACAAATTTAGAAGGACCTGCTGGCGCTCAAGTGAAAAATCTGGGAATGATTGGTAAAGTAGAAAAACAAAAACCGGATACATTTTATTTTAATACGCAAGATAGATGGCTTACTACTACTGGTGCTGAAAAAGGCGAAACATTGAGACCTATACAAGAAATGGGAATCATTCGTCGCAACAATGTCGCTACCAATTATACTGGACCTGCCGGAAGTTTAGAAGGACAAGCCGGTTATACCCCCATTGAATTTGAAAAATCTAAACGTAATGAATTACCTGCCAGTGAACCCAATCATTGCAGTGCTGTAGGAAGCGGACCCATTGATGATGGCGATAATTTTTTGAAAAGTCATACAAATTATAAAAATCATCGTTCTACTATTGAACAACCTAATACATTAAGAAGCGGGTTTAGTGGGGCAATTGGAGCAGTTATTGCTCCATTAATGGATTTTTTAAGACCATCTAGAAAAGAAGATTTTGTAAGCAATGTGCGAATATATGGGGAAGCCGGCTCTCGTGTTCCAAGCAATTATGTATTGAATCCAAATGATGTGACAAAAACAACCATTAAAGAAACCAATATATATTCGTCCACATTTAACATTAACAATCAAAAAGAAGGCGTATATGTTAATAATTATGTTCCCACAGACTTGACACAGAGAGACACAACTAGTTGTTCTCAAGTGGGAAATGTAGGAATGCAAAATGGGACAATGGTTTATAACTCGGCTTATAATCAACATAACAATGATATTAAATCTTCTACTATTGACAATCGGGCAAATCAAGGAGGAACACAAATGTTTAATCAACAAATGAATGTTAATATTGCTAGACAAGATAGCGATAGATATAACAATCGCCTTTTTACACCTTCGTCTGTGATAAATCGTCCTCCAATGAAAGAGAATTATGGGAAAATTAAAGGACATCAAGATTATGATGAAAATAAAATCGGATGTGAGAGAATTCAAGGCGATTTATTGAATGCCTTTAGAAACAATCCATACACACATCCATTAACCACGAGTGTTTAATTTCTCTCTATTATATATGGAGGCATATACAAGAAAACATAGAAACGGCAACTATTCAACTCGCATTGACATTCCTGGTTTAATAAAATCTAGATGTTGGAAAAATGGCAAACGAGTAAAATGTTCGCGAAAACCACGTATCAATTCTATTAAAAAAACACAGAGAAATAAATCTAAATCTGGATGTTGGAATAATGGCAAACGTGTGAAATGTTCGACACTTATTCCGTCGTGGTTAAAACCCTTTAATAATTTAATCCGTCTTAAGTGAAAATATTTTTGAAATAAAATGCGGAAATATGGCAAACGCGGAAATAACAAATCAACTAAGTTTAATATTAAATATAAAAAGATTCATTACTATTAGTTTAATGTTGAATATTCATACTGAAATAAAAGATAAATTAAATTATTTTTGCTCAATTCATAAAATTCCAAACATTTTATTTCACGGACCATCTGGTTCTGGAAAACGAACCATTGTTAATAATTTTGTTTCAAATATATATAACAATGACAAGGAAAAAATTAAAACATTTGTAATGTATGTGAATTGTGCACACGGCAAAGGCATAAAATTTATTCGTGAAGATTTGAAATTTTTTGCTAAAACACATATAAATTCAAATGGTGGATATACTTTTAAAACAGTAATGTTGTTAAATGCTGATAAATTGACAATGGACGCACAATCCGCATTACGACGATGTATTGAATTATTTAGCCATAATACACGATTTTTTATTATTGTTGAAGATAAATATAAATTGCTGAAACCAATTATATCTCGTTTTTGTGAAATATATGTGCCTGAACCTGTGCATAACGGCAATTTGATTAATTTGTATAAATATAATTTAGAATTAACTTTTGGAACAAATCCAACAAAATTACAGAGAATAGAATGGTTAAAAAACGAATTGAATAAACACGCAAAAAAAACATCTATCGAATCATTAATTGAATGCTGTAATAAATTATACGAAAAAAGTTATAGTGGATTAGATGTTATTCATTTAATTGAAAATGTAAATTTTATGGAATTTAATAATGAAAAAAGATATGAACTTCTTGTCGCATTTAACAAAGTAAAGAAGGAATTTCGCAATGAGAAAATATTATTATTATTTATTTTAAATTTTCTTTTTTTAAATTCGGATTTTAATTTGGAAACAATATCTTTTATTTAACCCCTTGAAAAATATTATTTGTATTTGTTTAATGATGCGATATTTTATGGAGTATAAAATATCACAATAATAAAATGGACGATTTTAACGTTTCTTCTCTCCATGAATCCAAAAATGAATGGGCTGCAAGGTTGATTAACATTTTCACACCATTAGTCATTGAAGGATATAAATCTATTTTTAATGAAGCATTACAATTATGCAAACAAAACAATGAAATTGATAAATATTTAATGACATTTCAAAATTTTATTTCACGAGTCCCTAAATGGAATACCGCTATTATTGAACAAGAGAGAAAACGAATAAACGATAAAAGTGGTTGCGGATATTTAGAAGATTTGATTACGTGCGTTCATATTATTCAACTTAAAATTTTGACATCTATGCGTGCTGGAAACAAGCAGAAAAAAATTAACATAACTATTCCAAAATTGGACGAATTCATTCATAAAATATATATTAATGTTGCACGAAAAGTATACAAAAATGTCTATTTGTTTGAAATAAACATTCCTCCTTTGCAAATACAAAAATATCAGAGAGAACTTGAAATTATTGTCCAGGAATGTATTTTAATCACAATTCGTGAAAGTATTCCCGTTGAAACCATTTTAAAAGCATATATGGATGAAACTATCGAAGAAGAAGTCATTGAAGAAATTAAAGAACAATTGATTGAACCTCCTCCTCCTCCTTCTCAAATAGTTCATCCTAGTAGTTCTGCTCATAGTTCTGTGTCGGAACACACATCTTCCGCATCATCTTCTTCATCCTATTCAGAACAAAGTGGAACAAAATTGAAATTTGATGACAATGACCATTATTTAGACACAAATAACAATAAATCATCTGTAAATGCTCCTAAAACAATTGACAGATTAGAAGAAATTAGTAACATACGTGCAAATCAACGAAGAATTGAACAAGAAAATGATGATAATGATAATGATGAAAGAATCACTATTTCTAACAATGATATTAGTTTAGATAATTTAGATATACAACATATTTCACTAGATATGGACGAATTGCCTGACTTGCTGAAAGATGAAATTGAAACATTGAATTAATATTTATCATTTTCTTGATTTATTGTCTTTTCTTGATTTATTGTGTTTTCTTGATTTATTGTGTTTTCTTGATTTATTGTGTTTTCTTGATTTATTGTGTTTTCTTGATTTATTGTGTTTTCTTGATTTATTGTGTTTTCTTGATTTATTGTGTTTTCTGGATTGTCCTTTAGCATTAAAATATCTTTGTTTTTTTATTGCCCTATCATTTGTTTCCTGAGTTGAATAGAAAACACGACGACCAACTGGTCTGCTTGGGTCTTCATTAATTTGACCATTACGATCAAATAATACTTGACCAACTGATGTGCTTGGGTCTCTATTAATTTGAATACCATTACGATCAACTAATCCTGAACATGAAAAATCATATAAGTTTATTTTTTCAAAATGCATAACTTTAAATATGAATTCTAATAATTCTGACCTTAAAAAATATCCATACTCACCCATTTTTTCTTTTATAAAATTTTCAATAAATTGTATCTCTACTCGCGGATCTATTGAATGTATATATATTATTCTAAATTTTTCATGAAAAATTCTTTTAAGATCATGCACTTGGTCATCATCAGTATACATTTTTTCTATATAAGTTTTTACCTCAACTAAATCGCTCATTGTTAAATTTGTTAAAGGATATTCATTTTTTATATGTTGAGTTAATAAATCTGTTTCTCCTGCTTGGCGTTTGTCTATTGGTATGACGCGGACTGTCTTGGTGTATGAGTATTGTCCAGGGTTACAATTATCTGATATATAAAGTTCTTTTTCTGGTTCTACAAGGCGTTGAGCATCATGCGCCGCTTCAAAAAAACCATCCGGAGATGAAGAATATGCTTCTTCCTTAATACCGTGAGGGACATTATACACCACCAATTCATTATCCGGATCACCCTTATCCATATTATTCATAATCATACCTCCGTGAAAATGAATAAATAGTGTAATTTCTTTATTTTTGTTGTCTTCTGATTTACGCATAGATGTTGTGTGTATATCTTCTCGTGTTATCGGTTGATGATATGTAGCAAGAGTTGGGTCTTTTTGTAAAGCTTCGTATTGTTTAAGCAATCGTATTCTCTCCTTTCGGTCTTCTTCTTTATTCTTAGCTTGAGTATTTTCTGCAGCTCGGTCCATTAATTTTTCTAATTCCTCCATATATAATATAATAATATTATATTGCATTGCGTAAAAATCGTATTTAGAATAAGTATAATAATAATATGTTTGCAATTGCCGGAATTATTTCATTTATTTTTTTAATCGCGAAATTTATTGAAATGAGATTTATTGAGAAAGAAAATAAACCTCTAAAAATAATGATACGCGATGCGTTATTGGTTTATTGTTGTGTTGTGGTTGGATTGTTTTTATATGAACAAGTCTCTCCTGCAAATATTGAAATAAAAAGTCCGAATGTGTTTACAGACAATCCGGGATTTTAAACCATTGCATTGAATGTAAATAAATATTCGCCTGTTTAATTATCTGTTTTTCCTTCCATTAAACATCATATTATTTATAATATTAAAAATTGAATTAAAATTTAATATTATAGTTAAAGTATAAAATGAACAAATATACTTGTGAAAAGTGTGGCAAAGAATTTAAAACTAAATCTCCATTTACACGACATATGAATAACACAAAACCATGCAATGATAAAGTCGCCGAAACGCAAAAAACACGAATTCCTAAGCCAATATTAAAGTGGGTTGGTGGAAAAACACAGATATTAGATAAACTTATTAGTGAATTTCCAACTGAAATTCATAATTATCGTGAAATATTTTTAGGAGGAGGAAGTGTTTTGTTAGCATTGTTATCATGTGTAAAAAATGGCATGATAAAAATACACGGAAATATCTATGCGTATGATTTAAACGAACCTTTAATTTATGTATATAAAAACATTCAATCAAATCATGATGAATTGTATAATATTATACAAACATTAATAACAGAGTTTAATTCTTGTGGAAATGGCGAAATAAACAGAACACCCACAAGTATCGATGAAGCCAAAATAGCAAAAGAAAATTACTATTATTGGGTTCGCTGTGAATATAACAAATTAGGAGGTGATGATACAAGAAGTGTGTTAGGTTCCGCAATGTTTATATTCTTAAATAAAACGTGTTTTAGAGGCGTTTTCAGAGTTGGACCGAGAGGATTCAATGTTCCTTATGGACATTACAATAATCCTGAAATCATCAACAAGGAACATTTATACGAAATACACGAGCTCATACAAAATGTCATATTTGAATGCTGTGATTTTAGCATATCATTAAACAATATTGAATCAAACGATTATATATATCTTGACCCGCCATATAATAAAGAAACAGATACTTCATTTGTAGGATATACTGAAAATGGTTTTGATATTGAAAAACAGAAACGATTGTTTCATTTGTGCGATGAATTGGATAATAGTAAATTTATGATGAGTAATTCAAATACCGATTTTGTAAAAAAACATTTTCCAGAAGAAAAATATAATGTTCAATCTATAAGCGCAAAAAGAAGCATAAATAGTAAAAACCCAGAAGCAAAAACAACCGAATTAATTATAAAGAATTATTAATCCAGAGGTCAACTGTTTCAAAATAAGTTTCGTCATCTCCAAATAATACAGCAATTTTACTTTCATTTAATATTGCATTTAATACTGTATATTTTTGTTCATTAGAGGTTATTTTTTTCTTTAAAAATTCACTAACACATAAACAATACTGAACTTCAAACTCTTCACCTAATATTAATTCATATTCTCGTTTTAATGATGGCGCTGCCCATAATTTTGTTTCTATTGATCCGCTAACATTTTGTTCTTTTTTCTCTAAAATTTTAATTACTTTTTTACGTGTATTGTATTCAATAATATACGCTTCGTCAGGACATCTAAATAACTCAATGTTATATTTCAGTTTCATATATATTTTCAATCCATTTTGTAATACAAACACAATTGATTTTTCTTCAAACGTTTTAGTTAAATAATAATCGAATATTTTATTAGTTTTATTGGGTTTTTGTGTAAATCTTATTTTAATGTATCCAACATCTAACAATCTTGGTTGATTATCTGTTTTTTCTTCAAATTTTTTACCATACAGATTTGTATTTGCACCGCCACCACCAGTTCCTTTGTTTATAATCATTTTCATTGTTGATTCACTTTCAATTTCGGTGTTCATAGTTAATTGTTAATTTATGTTGGCGGTTAAGCATTTCAATTTTATAATAAAATTAATTTATTATAAAATCACACCCCATTATATTTTGTAAATTAATCGCAGTTATTTTTGCCGGGTTAAATATGTGGAATCATCGCATCAATGTTTACAAGAAAATCTAAGGATACATCTTTTTTCGTTGATAAAAACTGTTTGAATTCTTCTCTCTCTAATTGTGCCTGGGGAGTATGATTATGCACACACCTAGCAATCATTTTATACAATTTAAAATCAGGATATCGTTCTGTGCCATTGTTTTTATATAACAAATTTACACCTTTGTCGTCTAAACACCACTCTACAATTAATCTCACTAATGGGCTGCATTTTTTCAAATTTTTAACATCATTTATATCATCTACTACATAATCAAATATAGAACATGCCAATCTACATAAATCAAAACTATAATTCGGGTCTAATCTTGGCTTTTTGTCATTTAAAAAAGGTTCTGTATTATATTGGGAAGAAGCATCGCCTTTATATTCAAAACTATCGCTACAAAATAGCTTGTTTTGAAATTTATAAATACTTCTTCCGAAATCTATGATTTTGAAAATTCTGCCAAATGTCGGCACTTTATAATATTTATTTTTATACAAATAATAGACATATTTTAATTTTGTTTCACAATACATAATATTGTTTGTATGCAAATCATTATGTGTGAGAGAAAACACCTTTTGATATGTTATCAAAATCATAATTATTTGTGTGAATGCTGCAAACCATTCGTTTTCATCTTCAAAATTGTCATTTAAAAGGAGCTTCGCTCCTTCATGATGATTTCCGCTTTTGGGCAGAAATTCATTTAAAATAAGACTGTCTAGGGTATTATCACATTTTTCCATACAAATTACATGAACCGGAAATTCTTTTATTGTTGCCTTGAGTTCTTCTTCATCATCTTCTTCATCACTGCTTCCACTATTACTGTCATCATCATTTGCGTCGTCTTCTTCATTATCTTCTTGCTTATCCTTTTGACCATCATCTTTATCGTCATTTTCATCGTCATTTTTATTATCATCTTCATCGTCATTTTCATCAGCATCCTTATGTTGTTCTTGATTATCTGAATTTGATGTATAAGAAGACCTTGATGAAAAAGATGATCCTGATTTCAATGTTGTTGTAAGATTTGATGAATATGTCTCCATAGTTGAATGTGTAATATCAACCAAATCTAATGATAAATCTTTTACATTGTCCAGAGTTAAACAATTTTCATCAAATACATTGTCAAATAAATTATCTGTAATGATGTCTGCATCTGCATTTATATTCACAGATTCACTCGTATTAATTTTAATAGGCTCTTTTTTGTCAAAATTATCTTGAAATAAATGTTCATAGTCATCTACTGTAAATAATTTATTTTTGTGTTCATTAAAAAAAGGGGATTTCATTAAATATTCAATGTCATCCTCTACATTAATTCTATATTTTTGTTTAATAGAGAGAAAAGAACCATAAAAATCTACACCATTGATAAAATTATTATTATGAATTAAAAAACTGGATAAATAGACAAACAATCCATCCACATACGCCGCATTGTTTACATCCAACATTTTAGAATGCACCAATTGTTGTTCTGTTTCTTGGCGTGTTGGCAAATTAAACAAATTTGGATTGCTAATGTCATATTTACCCAATAAATATTTGTATGGGTCCAGAAGCGGAGCATATTTAAAAAACATTGGTTTTGATTTAACTTTTTGACTATTTATATTTTTAACATTTCCTAGATAAGAATTGTCTTCGTCGTAAATTTTTTCTTTTACAGAAGTTAAATACCAAGTATGATTTAAATTCACATTTCTATAATTTGATTCAGTTAATGTGAAAAATCTATCATATAATGGTATATAATTTTGCGTTTTAGAGAGAAATAAAGTATTTTTGTTTTCTAAAGTAAGAAATAATTCTTGATTTTTTCTTTTTTGATAATTCACATTAAATATCATTAATAGGTATTTAACATATAAATTATATTTCTTTTTAACTTATTATTGAGTTTCTTTCTTTATTTCTCCTTTTCTCCTTTTCTCTCCTTTATTGATTTATTGATTTATTGATTTATTGATTTATTGATTTATTGATTGCGTAATTATTATTATTATTAAAACCGGTATTAATATAAATGTCGCTAGAATTGAAAAAATTTGATATGAAAAGTATTTCTTTTAAACCAAATGATTCTAAAGGACCAGTCATTTTCTTATTAGGACGACGAGACACAGGTAAATCGTTTTTAGTGAGAGATTTATTGTATTATCATCAAGATATCCCCATTGGAACTGTCATCTCAGGCACAGAAGAAGGTAATGGATTTTATGGCAAAATGGTTCCTAAACTATTCATTCACAATGAATACAATACCGCCATTATTGAAAATATATTGAAACGTCAGCGTTCTGTATTGAAACAAATCAAAAAAGAAATGGAAACTTATAAAAAATCCAATATCGACCCACGCACTTTTGTCATTATGGATGACTGCTTGTATGACAACACTTGGTCTAGAGATAAAATAATGCGATTACTTTTTTTAAATGGACGTCACTGGAAGGTAATTTTAATCGTAACTATGCAATATCCTTTAGGCGTACCTCCTACTCTCCGCACCAATATAGATTACGTTTTTATTTTGCGAGATAATTATATCGCAAACCGCAAAAGAATTTATGAAAATTATGCAGGTATGTTTCCGACATA